CAAATGTCTAATTATATTGGTGAATATTTCTCGAAAGAATGGGTAATGAAAAACGTTCTAATGTTCTCTGATGATGATATTGAACAACTTGCAAAACAGGCTGGTGATGAAGAACAGCCACAAGGAGAAAATGAAAATGAGTGAAGTTGAAACACAAGAACCTGAAATTGAAGAAAATCCACTAGCAGGTCTAGTACAAGCTGCATTGGATAAAGATTATAATAAGGCTAATGAACTTTTTGGCCAAGCTATTACTGTTAAACTTGATGACATTATAGATCAAGAAAAAATTAAAGTTTCTGATCAATTGTTTAATGGAGCAGAAGAAGAACAGGAGGAAGAGCCAGATGAAGATACTGACGATTCTGAAGATGATTCTGAAGTGGAAGATACTGAAGCTGAAGATGATGTGGATGCTGATGAAGAAAATTCTTCTGAGTAGAAAATAATAAAGTTATAAATATATAAGAATGAATGAAACAAAAGGTTTGTGTAAAATGAAATTAATTTCCGAATTTACAGACATTCAAATCGGTTACGAAGTTATCACCGAAGAAAAAAGTGGTAAGAAAAAATACGTGATTGAAGGTGTTTTCGCGCAAGCCGATAAAAAGAATAGAAACGGTCGAGTATATCCACGCGGAGTAATGGAATCAGCAATCGGTAAATATAACGATGTGCAAGTTTCTAAAGGCCGCGCAGTTGGTGAATTGAATCACCCTGAAGGACCGACCGTTAACTTAGATAAAGTTTCTCATAAGATCGAATCTCTTCAATTTGAAAGAAACGATGTTATGGGCAAAGCCACAGTATTGGATACACCTATGGGACAGATTGTTAAAGGTCTTCTCGATGGAGGTGTTCAGCTGGGCGTTTCGACTCGTGGTATGGGAAGTTTGACGCAACAAAATGGCGCAATGATCGTCAAAGACGATTTTATGCTTAACGCTATTGATATAGTACAAGATCCATCGGCACCGTCTGCATTTGTTAATGGGATTATGGAAGGTGTAGATTGGGTTTGGCATAACGGCATTATTGAGGCAAGAACTATTGAAAAAATGGAGACTGAAATTAAGAAAGCTCCACGTGCTGATCTCTATGAGACACAGGTTCGTGAGTTCAAGAATTTCCTCTCGTTACTCAAAACTTAGATAAAATAAGGAGTCAATAAAATGACTGATCAAGAAAATCTCGATCAAGATGTTGAACTCCATGATGACGAGACTGTCATGGAAATGTCTGATCACGAATCAGATTCAGTAAGTAGTGCTGATTCTGCCGCAGACGCTTCTGGTAATGCACCAAAGCGTACCGGCGACCAAACAAAGCAAGAACCAATGCCAAAGACCAAAGCGGCTCTTATGGCTGCTATGATGCATAACATGGGAAAGATGGATAAGAAATCTCTCCAAGCTATGTATGGCAAGCATAAAGAAATGTATCACAACGAAGATATCGACGTTGACGGTGAAGTAATTGCCGAAGCTCCAAAAGCAGAAATTGCTTATGAAGCTAACTTCGACGACGATCTTAACGCATTGGTATCTGAAGAAGCAACTCTTTCAGATGAGTTCAAAGACAAAGCATCTACAATCTTTGAAGCTGCTATTAAGTCTAAGCTCTCAGCTGAAGTTGATCGTTTGGAAGAAAAGTACAACGAAGAACTTGCTGAAGAAATCTCAACAACCAAAGCTGATCTTGTGGAAAAGGTAGATTCATATCTTAACTACGTTGTAGAAAAGTGGTTGGAAGATAACAAGGTAGCTGTTCAAGCTGGCCTTCGTACAGAAATCGCTGAAAAGTTCATGAACAACTTGAAAGAATTGTTTGTTGAATCTTACATCGATGTACCAGAGTCTAAAGTAGACCTAGTTGACGAACTTGCTAGTGAAGTTGATGAGCTCGAAGAGCAACTCAATAACTCTACAGGTAAAATCATCGAAATGACCGAGGAGCTGGAAAGCTTTAAGCGTGATGCGGTTATCCGTGAAGCGTCTAAAGACCTTGCAGAAACTCAAGTAGAAAAACTCAAGTCTCTTGTAGCTGATATCGACTTCAATGAAAGCTTTGCTAACAAAGTCAATACAGTAAAAGAGTCTTACTTCAATAAACCGGCAACTACTGAAGCCGTTACAGAAGAAGATGATACCTTTGAGGTTGAAGCTTCAGACGTAATGGGTAAATACCTTAGTGCCATCAAAAAGCAATCGAAATAATAGGGAGTCCTAAACGATGCAAAACGTAGTATCTTACGATAATCTCGTAGAAAAGTGGGCACCGGTTCTCAATGAAGAAGCTGCCGGATCCATTAAAGACAATCACCGGAAAGCTGTTACTGCAGCTATCTTGGAAAACCAAGAGCGCGCCCTCCACGAAGAAGGCCTGCTTGAAACAACTTCAACTGGCGACGCTGCAAAGTGGAATCCAGTACTGATCGCACTCGTACGTCGCGCAATGCCTAACCTCGTTGCTTACGACATCTGTGGCGTTCAGCCAATGTCTGGTCCAACTGGTTTGATCTTCGCAATGAAGGCAGCTTACCAAAAGACCAAAGCTGGCCAAGCAAGTGGCGACGAAGCTCTCTTCAACGAAGCTGCTGTCGGTTACTCAGGCGACTCAAGCACAACTGGTAACGGAACACGCGGACCATCTGGTCTTGCTGGTACATTAGACGGTGACGGTGACTCAACAATCCTTGACTCCGCCACAGACCACGTACCATATACCGGTGATGCTTACACAGCTGCTGAAGGCGAAGTACTCGGCGGATCAGGCCAAGAAGAACTGGCTCCAATGGGCTTCACCATCGAGAAGGCAACAGTTACTGCAAAGACACGTGCTCTACGCGCTAACTACACCCTCGAACTTGCACAGGATCTGAAAGCTATCCACGGTCTGGATGCTGAAACAGAACTGGCAAACATCCTTTCAACTGAAATTCTGGCTGAAATCAACCGTGAAGTTGTTCGTACAATCAACGCACAAGCTAAGATTGGTGCCCGTCAGACTTCTAACCAGACACTGGGTGTCTTCGATCTGGCAACAGACGCTGATGGCCGCTGGTCAGTTGAGAAGTACAAAGGTCTGATCATGCAGATCGAGCGTGAAGCTAACGTACTCGCAAAAGAAACACGTCGCGGTAAAGGTAACTTTATCCTGTGTTCATCTGATGTTGCTGCTGCTCTTAACGCTGCTGGCATGTTGGATTACACTCCAGCACTTAGCTCAAACCTGAACGTTGACGATACTGGCAACACATTCGCTGGTACACTGAACGGACGCATTAAGGTCTACATCGATCCTTATTCAACCCGTGACTATGTTAACGTCGGTTATAAGGGTACAAACCCATACGATGCTGGCTTGTTCTACTGCCCATACGTACCATTAACAATGGTCAAGGCTGTAGGCGAGGAAGACTTCCAGCCACGGATTGGCTTCAAGACACGTTACGGAATGGTATCAAACCCATTCGTTGGAGCTACTCCAGCTGACGGTCTTGCAACTAACCGTACAAACCAATACTATCGTGTCATGGCAGTTAACAACATCCTTTCATAGGGTGAAAATAAAAAACTGTTAAGATAAACACTGGCCCCGCTTCGGCGGGGCCTTTATTCTAATATAAATAGAATCATGGCTATACTAACAACAAACATTAATTACCTTCAGCCTACCAGTTTTAAGCTGGTAATTGATCGTGAGAATTATCCAAATCTCGAATATTTTGCTCAGTCTATTAGTCATCCAAGTATGACTGTGACAGCGGCAGAACTTCCATTTCGCAAATTTAGAAGTATTCCTATGCCGGGCGAAAGTCTAGACTTCGGTGAATTTAGCGCTCAAATTATCATTGATGAAAACATGACTGGTTATTCAGAAATGTATGGTTGGTTGACGAGACTTGTAGAACAAAATCTAAAAGGAGCTCTAGACAGAGGCGATGGTGTAGTACCAGCAACATCAGATATTACGCTTTCAATATTGTCTAGTCACAATAATACCGTAAAGCAGATCAGATATATTGGAGCTATACCAACAAGCTTAGGCGAAATTTCTTTTGAAGCAACTGCTGCTGGAACTGAATTTTTAACTTTCTCTGCTTCGTTTAGATTTTCTCATTTTGAGATAGTTTAAACATTAGATATATAGTATTGATTAATTTATAATGTGAGTAACAACATGATTGACTTGAAAAGCGTCCTCGCTCAATGGGCAGAGGATAATACCATTGGCATCCATCTGGATGAAGATTCTAGAAGAACTCCTCTCTTACATGCAAAATATCTTGAATTGTTATCAAATGCTAAGTTGCTTTTGAAGAGAGCAGAGTTTTCTCAAAAGACATTATTAAAGCAAAAATGGTTGTATTATAATGGAAAGATGGACCAAGAAGAAGTCGTTGAATTAGGATGGAATCCAGATCCTTTCAATGGTCTTAAGATTTTAAAAGGTGAACTTGAATATTATTACGATGCTGATCCTGAAATTCAAAAGTCAGAAGAGAAGATTCAGTATTACAAAACACTAGTTGAAACATTAACAGAGATAGTGAGTAACATTACATGGCGTCATCAAACAATCGGGAATATTATTAGGTGGAAACAGTTCGAATCAGGAAACTGAATCATGCTAATCTCCACATTGATTGTGATTGGGGACAAGCTGAAGAGCTAAATGAGTTTTTCTCGTTTTTTGTTCCCGGACATAAATTCATGCCAGCATTCAAACGGCGAGTGTGGGATGGAAAGATTCGCCTATTTGATAAGAGAACCGGTGAGTTACCAGCTGGTCTCATATATCATCTTGTCCAATTTATGGAATCACGTGGCTATAACTACGAACCTGTTCGTACTTTATATGGCATGCCGTATTCTGAAGATAAGCCTGATGCTGAAGAACTGGTCAACTTTATTAAAAAACTAAATCTACCTCATAATATGAGAGATTATCAGTTCCTTGCAGTTATTGAAGGTTTAAAAAGACAAAGAGGTATACTTTTATCTCCAACCGGTTCCGGTAAATCACTTATTATATACGTGCTTCTATCTTATTATCTTGCAAAGTTGCGTGGAGATAGTAATAAGAAAGTTTTAGTTATTGTACCAACTACTTCGCTTGTTGAGCAAATGACAAACGATTTCGAAGAATATAACATGCCAAAAGGATTAGCGCATAAGATTTATTCTGGTAAAGATAAAGACACCGAATGTCCTATTATTGTATCAACTTGGCAGTCAATTTATAAACTTCCAAAAGCTTGGTTCGAACAGTTCGGTATGATTATTGGTGATGAGTGCCACGGCTTTAAATCTAAATCTCTTATGCAGATTATGAATAAAGCTACCGAAGCGCCATATCGGTATGGAACTACTGGTACTCTTGATGGAACTCAAACACATGAGTTAGTACTCCAAGGCTTATTTGGTAAGATATATAAAGTTACAACTACGAAAAAACTGCAAGATAACGATACTCTGGCTCAATTGAATATCAACAGGATTGTCCTTGATTATTCTGATCAATCGAAAAAAGAGTTTGGAAAGAGAACATACCAAGAAGAAATTGAGTACATTGTTACACAAGAAAAAAGAAACAAGTTTATTACTAACCTCTCTATTGATCAAAAAGGAAATACGCTAGTTCTGTTTAATTACGTTGAGAAGCACGGTATACCACTTTTCAAAATGATTCAAGAAAAAGCAAACGAAGATCGTAAAGTCTTCTATGTCTCCGGAGATGTTCAGACATCAGACAGAGAAGCAATTAGAGGAATAGTGGAGAAACAGAAAAATGCTATCATTGTTGCATCCTTGGGTACCTTTAGTACTGGCATTAATATCCGTAATCTTCATAATATTGTTTTTGCGTCGCCATCTAAATCTCAAATCAGAGTTCTTCAATCGATTGGACGAGGATTAAGAAAGTCAGATAACGATGAACCAACTACACTTTATGACATTATAGATAATATTAGTACCGAGAGTAATATGAATTTTGCTTGGTTGCATGGTCAAGAACGATTAAAAATCTATCAACGTGAACAATTTAACTTTAAAACATATAAAGTAGATCTATGAATTTAAAACATATTAAATTAACTAATGGCGAAGAATTCATCGCTAATATTATCGAAGCAGAAGAAGAAGAAGGCGTTATGATTATGAGCCATGCTTTGAAGATAGTAGAGGTAGAAAACTTCGATGAAGGATACAGTTATTTTGCATTTAGACCACTTATGTCATTTACTGAAAATCCTGAAAAGCTTCACATTCTTAACATGTCTCACGTAATGGTAGAAACAAATCCATCAGACAATATTATGGTACATTATAACAGGACTATAGAGAAGATGGACAAGGTGGCGCGCGGTGGACTTACTATGGAAGAGCTGGAAGAAGCAAGTGATGAAGATTATGAAAGATACATGGCTATGCTCGACGATTTAGATACCGATGAAAAAGCATCAAAAGAGACTTTAGGAAAGAACGTTTTAATGTTCAAGAAGAAGAAATCTAACGATGACACGTTCCACTGAGTATATCCTCTCTCCCCAAATA